ACAATACTTTCGAATTCAGGGCCAACACCAAATAATGCTGCATGGTAATGGGGTCGACCACTTTCATCACCGTATTCCCCAACGATAAAGTAACGAATTTTAAGGGGCTTAATAGCTTGGCGGAATTTTTTAAACCAGAGGACAATTTCACGTTTAGATAACGAACCATTACGGGGAATTTGTCGATCAACATCAACATAAGACATGTGGAGATCGTCAAGAGTAAGAGTAAGGAAGGAATTATTATCATGACAGCGAGACTCCAAATCCATGCGGTGGCACCAGACGCGTTTTTCATAAGTACGGTTGCGCAGACATTCTGCGCAACCGTGATCACCAAGCGACTTGGGGCAGATATGCATTACATTCTATACCCTATGCGTTTACGAAGCGAGCCAGAGCCACGTTTTTTAAACGTACGTTTTTTTCCACGACGGAAAGAGCGTTTACGACGATAAGCCATTTTAGATTACCTCCTTCTACGAATGAAATGTTTGAATTGAGTATCATTTTTGCCTCGCCATCCGCGCTCAACAAGCCAATCTGCAGCACGATCACCACCCAACTTTTCAGAAAGTTTGCGAGCAACATACTTGGCATCAGAAAGAGCCATATCAGGAACAGTGCGGGTCAAGACGTGGTACCAATGCGCGGGGGAATCTTCGATCGCTTGTTGAAAATCAGAAGAAGGACCACGAACGGTATCCCCATCATTGAACACAAAATTAGCATTCGCAGGAACATGCCCGGCTTCATAAGAACCCTTACCCATAGTAATTTGTTTAGGTTGGAATTGAACACCGTATTCAGAACCCTGAGAAGACCCGGTGGAAGAACCACCCACCGGGGGAGTCATGGAGCGGTTAACAGTAGTAATTTGAGAGCGTAGAAGATCATTTTCAAGCTTCATTTTTTCGAGCAGAAGAGCATCACGTTGTTGAACCTTCATTCGATCATCACGATCGGACATAGCAGAAGCAGCACGCGAGATATTTTGACCAGCAGAGGAAAGACGGTCGGACCAAGAATCGCCGACCTGAGAAGAGCCATAAGAGGCTTGAGCAGGATTTACGCCAGCAGCGACTAGAGGATGAAGGCCAGCGGATTTAGCGCCTTCGACCATAGCGGGGAGTTGACCCTTCCAAAGGTCCAATTGAGCCTGATTTTGTTCCTCGAGAGAAGGCCCTTTGTTTTTTTTACCGAATAGGCCGCCAATAGCACCTATACCAGATAAGACAGCACCAGCTTCAGCTAACATACATAAACTCCGTTATTTCTAGACGAGTTGATCTAAGAACAGCGAGCCAATCAACATTGAATATCTGAAAAGTAATTGCGATGGGGGCGCTTTTGACCACTTTTCCCGGTTTTATTAAGAGCATGGAGAACCTCTTTACGTTGTTTACGACGGACACAGACAAGAACCTCCTGAGGCACAGAGAAGGCAACACGGGAGGGAGTAGCAGCCCACGGGTCCTTAGGAGGACGCGGAGCGGCAGAGGTAGACACACGGAGGCCACGAACGTCCCGAGGGGAACGAACGGGACCATCCGGATGGTATGTCCGTCGGTCTTCGACCTCGGACAGGAGAGAATAGTCTGACATTGCCCATGGATTGGACGGGGATAGGGTGGGCAACCTCCGGTTAGCGGTAGATAGAGTGTTACCGCGCCGACCATTACGATTAGATTTTTTAGACATGATATGCCCCTAATTCATGGTTATGTCAGTAAGCACGACACATATCAAGTATATGTGTCGTGCTGTCAAGCAATTTATTTATCGGAATCGTTGAGCGGGGGCTCCAACTCTTCAGTATTTGGGGCTTCCGAGATTGGAGCCCCCTCTTTAGCGGTTTTTTTGCCCTTACGGAGCGCGTCCGTAGCCTTTTGTAGGGTGGAGCGGGATTTAGTAATTTCCTCCTCTGAGGGAGTTTTTACGATACCAGCGTCCATCGCATTAACAGCGGGGAGATCATAATCAGATTCCCAAGGAGTATTAGGCAAGGGGATATCGTCATCGATATCGAAATCGTCAGCCTCCTCGAAAGTTTCGAGGCCCTGGGAGTGGACCATACGAGCGAACTCAGAGTGACGAACGAGCCGAGCGACTTGCTCGGCTAGTGTCTCTGGCCTCTTGAAGCCAACGGGGATTGATTTTCGATGGGTGTGGGGGACAAGGCCGTTTTTGGTGAAGCGGTTGAGATATGGAATAGCCATTATAAAACTCCTGAAAGATTAATTGAACTTCAATATAGAATTTAGCGGTTTTTTCACGATGCAGAAACCATTCAGTACCCCACATTGAACAGAAATACAACCGCCGAGAAAGTAACTCATCAGAACGCATTAGAATATGAACGATGAGCCAGTTTTAGCGACAAGACGGCGAGCCTGCATGGAGTGACGAACCATGCAATAGAGTTGGTCAGTTTCAGTGGACTGGAATATGCGAGGGTCAGGGATACAATTGACAAAGTCGTCATTGAGAGTGGGCTCATCACTAAAGATGCGGGCTTGGGTCCAATAATTAAGGACAGTGGCAAACTCACCAGAGACGCGAGACTCGTTACGACGATACTCATCGTAGCGATCTTGAAAGCCGAAAGTGCCATTGGGGGCAGCAGAAGCAGCAAAGACCTCTTTGTTTAAAACCTCTTGTTGACCAATATGCTCGAGTTCTTTTTGCCAGAAATCGACAAAAGTACGACGGTTCCAGTGGCGGGGGATACCATTGGCATAAATAGCCTTAGGACGAACGACCATGAAAGAAAAGACGTAGCCATGCTCCTCAAAGAAACGACGATAACGGTTGGAAGTAAGAGCTGCAATACCGTGACCATACATAGAGCCGACGGTTTCACCAGTGGTCTCAGACTCACCAGCGGTGCGGAGAACCTCAGAGAATTGGATAGTTTGCTTGCCGCCACCGAGATATTCAGGACGCTGCAAGCGGGCATCAGAAGATTTGACTCCAAGGTAGCGAAGATATTCGACATAACGAGAACCAAAGCGAGCGCGAGCTTCCTCATAGCGCTGAAGGGCAAGAGCAAGACGGAGTTCATTAACATCAATGCCAGTGACAGCAGACATGTCAGCATAAAGGCGGTTGCCCTCAGTACCAGCTGCAGAATGACCATACACATAGTTGGCATCGGCACCCATTAACTTATAAGAGCCGGAAGCATTTTGAACGGAAAGATTATTCCCGGGAGTGCCGAAAGTAGCATTAGATTTGACAGGAGCATCACCAAGAATAGGGATAGTAACCTCAGGCCCCTTTTGAGTAAAGAGACGAGAAGAAGTAAGATAATCCTTTTCCCATGCAGCAGGAACGAGAGCCGTATTAGTAGTAATATCGGGGCCCGAAGAAGTATCAAGGGGAAGAGGATCAACAAGATCCTGATCGCGGAAGAATTCATTAAAAATCAGAGCATAGCCGCGGAAAGGCAAGGCAGAAGCCTCGATGTCAACCCCACCGGGACTGACGACAGGGAGACCTAAATAATTTGCGAGAGAGGAAGCAGGGATGCCAGTTTCCAAAGGAAGCGTAACAGTCGGGAAGACGGGAGCAGAATCACCATCAGGACCACGAGTAACAAAGTTTTCCCAATCATCCCAAACAATACGATGGGGGACGAAGAAATGCATAATTTTTGCATGTGTAGGATGCATGATAGGGGCATTCAGAGGAGCCATTCGAATAAGAGCTTGGGTGGCATGTTGAACAGTATCACCAGGGAGAACCTCAGTTAAGCCAATAGGGGTAAGCATACCCTGGTTCATAGTGAGAGAATTATCGTATGATAAAGAGAATTTAGAGCGTTTCATTAGATAGTCCCTTTCGTTTTGAGTTTAAATTGAGATTCAGAATTACGATTACGTTGGATATTAAGCTGGAATAAGTATTCATGGAAAGTCATTTTTTTAGACATCGAAGAATTGCAGTAATTTTCGTACAAAGTTGACATTTTTTTGTCGCGTTTTGCGATCTGTTTTTTTGCATTATAGAGAGCCTCTGCGCCGAGTAATTGCGCGAGTTTTGCCGACGAGTCCTTTTCATAAATAGCCTCATCACGTATTTTTTTTTGAAGATAACGGCCAAGTGGAGCCGTAGAACCAGAAAGACGGAGTGACGTTGGCACGTCATCCGTCAAAGAAGAAGCGCCTATGGCGCAATCAAGAGCATCCACAATAGAAGGAGTGAAGCCGCGGCCAAGACCTTTAGACATAAGACGGAATTCAGGCTGACGACCATTAAGGCGAGAATCATCAGGAGCAGTCATTTTTTTTGTGACGTAGCCTGTGATATAGCGGATAGTTTGAATATTTAGCTCAGCCAGCATGACGTGCCCCTTTTTCCAAGTTTCACGAACAATACTTTCGAATTCAGGGCCAACACCAAATAATGCTGCATGGTAATGGGGTCGACCACTTTCATCACCGTATTCCCCAACGATAAAGTAACGAATTTTAAGGGGCTTAATAGCTTGGC